GTGAAGACGCGGATCGTGGCCTGCACCGGGTCGAGCGTCTTGGAGACGGTGATGAGCGCGCGGGTGATCCGGGCATCCACGTTGGAGAAGCGGAACCGCGCCAGCGGCACCCCGGTCGATGTCCGCTCGGGGCGGATGATCTCGATGGGCGCGCGGTTGAAGGGCACGATCTCGCCGGGCTGACAGGGCGCGTCCGCCTCCAGCCTTGCCTCGAAAAACGGCGCGTCCTCGATCTCGGAGGGCGGGGCGAACACGCTCGCGAGCCGGATCGCGCCNGNGGCCCCGGTGCCCGGATCAAGCAGCGCCGGGTGACGGATTTCGACGGTGGCGATTTCCACATCACCGGTGGCATAGNCATAGCTCTCGATGATCGACGGATGCGGCATCACCTCTCCCCCTGGCGGCTGAAGTAGACAGCGTCGCCCACGCGCGGCAGGCGGCGGATTTCGATCTCCATCGAGATGCGGACCTCGAAATCGCCGATCAGGCGGATCTGGAACGGCCCCTCGCCGCTATCCACGATGCGCGCCTCGACGGTGACGTAATCGCCATCCACCAGCGCGGGCATCNCAAACCAGAGCCGCCCGCCATCGGCATCCTCGTAGAACCAGCGCCGCAACACGCCAAGATCGGCACGCTTCAGGTCGAGATCGAAGCGCTGGCGATGCGGGCGCACAAACGCGGTGCGGCGCACGCGGTCCTCGCCATCGTCGAATTCGGTGCGCCTTGTGACGCTGGGCATGGTCATCTGCCAGCCGTCGAACTGGGGCTTGAACCGGTCGGGAAAGGGCCATTGAAGGGCCATCACACGCCCCCCCGGATATTGAACCGCGCCGCGATCGCGGGGGCAAGGCCACGGCCCTGCGCGATATTGCGCCCGAGCCGCCCCTCGACCTCCCGAAATACGATGTCGATGTCGAGATCGGGGCCGTTTTGCCGCGCGCTCACCTCGGGCTCTTCTCCGCGCGCGCCGATCACCGTGACGTTGATATTGGGTGCCGCCATGGCTTGCGGGGCCCCGCGCGGCGCATCGGCGAGGGCGGCCAGCCCGCGGATGGTGGCGGCGGTCGATTGCTGCTGTGCCAGCGTCAGCACGCGCTCGTCATCTTCGAGGATCGCGGGCACCTCGTTGCCCGCCAGCCCGCCGATGTGCAGCCGCCGCGCGCCGTCGAAAAGGGCGGGGTTGACAACGCGCGTGGCGCGGCCATCCCTCACGGGGCCGCCATCGTGGAACACCGGCAGCGCGATCTGCCCGGTATTGCCGTCGAACACCGAAGGCAGCCCCGCCGCCGCCGTGCTGGCCTGAGTGNTGACACCGATACCGCCGCCGAAGAGCCCGCCGAGAAAATTCCCGATTATCCCGCCGCCCGCGCGGCCCAGATTGCCGGTGGCCGTGGCGGCGGCGAGGCGGAAAAGCTGGCGCAGGGCGAAATCCACCAGATCGGCGGTCTCGATCTTGCCTGTCCTGGCGAGGCTGACAAAGGCGTCCTCCATGCTCCCGAACGCGGCCTTGATCGTGTCCTCGGCGATATCGGCCATGGTGAGCTGCGCGCCGAAGATATCGTTCAGCCCGCGCTCGACGCCCGCCTGCCAGTCATCGCGGTTTTGCAGATCCTCCGCGTAGGCCTCCCTGAGCCGGTCGCGGGCGATCTCGTCGACCATCCGGGCATAGCGCTCGTGGCCAAATCCCGCCGCGCGCAACTGCTCGATCGTGGTGACGCGCCACGTCTCGATCTGGCGCTTCTGGAAGTCCATCGTGCCGCCAAAGCGCTGCCCGAACTCCTCGACGACATCCCCGACGAGATCGACCTCTTTCTTCGTGCCACGCCCGCTACCGCGATCCGGGGTCAGGCGGTCGATCAGCGCGGCGAGGCGTTCCTGCTTGCTCAGCCGACGCTTCAGAAGCGCCTCCTGTTCATCGAGAGCATCGAGCGCCGCCCTTGCCTGCGCCTCGTTGGCCTCGGCCGCCCGCCCCTGCACCCCGCCACGATCCGCCGACAGGATCGGCTCGACCTCGGCGCGGCTGCGGGCCATGATCCCGGCGATACGCGCCTCCGCCTCGCTTGCCCCGGCCTCAAGCGCCGCGATTTCCGCGTCAAGGCCGACATTCTCGAGTTCAAGCGACAAGAGCCCGCCCTGCAAGGCCGCCAGCGCCTTGCCCGCGCGCTCCAGTTCCCCGGCCATCGCGGCGGCACTCGCGGCGGCCCCGGAATAGTCGATCTTGCCCGAGGCGTCGGCGGTCTCCTCGGTGAGCGCGAGCGTGCCATCGAGCGCCTTCTCCAGCTGCTCGACCTCGGCGCGGTTGAGACCCATCTCCGTGAGCATGTCGCGGAAGGCCGCAGGCCCGTCCTGTCGCAGGAGATCGCCCGCGCGGGCCAATTCCAGCATCTCGTTTGCCAGCGCGCCAATTGCCCGCACGCGCGCCTGCTCGGTATCCGCATCCACGACGGCGGCGATTTCCCGCTCCAGACCGCCGATCTGTTCCGCCACGCGGATGATCTGGGCCTGGGCATCGCCGAGATCGATGTTTTCCAGCCCCTCGAAGGCCAGCACCGCCTGCTCTGCGACGCGGCGGGTCTCCTCGCCGACACCGGCCACCCGTGTGAGTTCTTCGGCAAGCCCGGAAATGACCGTGATATCGCCATCCTCAAGGCGATTGAGCATGTCAACGATCGGGCCGAATACCCCGCCCAAGAGATCGGTGTTGAAGGCCCCTTCCTGGAACACCCGGGAGCGGCCTGCCTCATCGCCGATTTCGCGGCGCATGCGCCCCACCTCTTTGACGATGCTCTTGCGCAGCGGGGCGATGTCGCTGACATTGAAAAGGCCCACGCCAAGAATATCCCCGAGGCTTGACTGAAACTCGCTTTCCAGCGTTGCCAAGGCGCTCTGAAGCTCGACGCGGCTCTGGTTGAGCAGTTCTTGCGTCGTGGCCCGCACCTTGCCGCCGAGGGCGTTCTGATCGCGCGCGGCCTCGCGGCTGGCCTCGGCATAGCGGCGCATTGCCTCGCCCGCGCGGCTGGTCGCCTCGCGCATCGAGGCGAGCTTTTCGTCATTGTCCTCGATCAGGAACGGCAGCGCCGCCAGCCCCGCCGACAGCACCGCCAGCCCGATCCCCACCGGGCCACCCAGGGCTGCAAGGGCCGCGCGCAGCACGCCGATGCCCCCCGCCGCCACGCGCGCCGCGCGGCCCCAGCCGATCAGGTTGGAGGCAAAGCGCATCGCGATGAGCGTGGTGATCGCCTGCCCCAGATCGCCCGCGTTCTCGGCCGCGAAACTCAGCCCGTCGCCCAGCACCTGCCCGAACCGAGTGAGGCCTTCCTGTGTGCCCGGATCGCGCAGCGCTTCGGTGATCGCGCGCATCCCGTCGGTGATGCCGTCCAGAAAGCCGGAGCCGGAGAATTCGCGCTGCGCCTCGACAAAGGCGTTGCGGAAGCGGTTGAAATCCGCCGTGGCCCCGGTCGCGGCGTCGCGCGCGGCCGCGCCGAATTCCTCGCGCAACTGGCGGGCAAGCCGGGGTAGAAAATCCTCGGCCAGAAGCTCTCCCGCCTGAAGCATCTCATCGAGCTCGGCTGTGGTGACCCCCATCGCGCGCGCCGCAATCTGGAACGCGCCGGGGATGCGCTCGCCCAGTTGTCCGCGCAGTTCCTCGGCCTGCACCTTGCCCTTCGACATGATCTGTTCGATGGCCGTGAGCGCGCCCTGGACCTGCTCGGCGGGCAGTTGCAGCGCCGCCGCCGCGTTGGCCACGCCCTCGAAGATCGCGCTGGCCTCGCGCTCGATCGCCGTGCCGCGCGACGCGGCCAGAAGGCCCGAGAAGCCGCGTTCGGTCGCAACGAGGTCAAGCCCCAGCCGCTCGGCGGTCTCGGCGGCCCGTGACATCGCCGCCTCGCCCGCCTCGACACTGCCGGTGGCGGTGCGAAAACGCGCCTCGAGGCTCGCGGCGGCCAGCCCCGTGCGCAGCACCTCGCGTGCCAGAAGGCCCACGCCCACGCCCGCGAGCAGCCCGCGCAACCGGCTGAGGTCCGAGCCGAAGCCCTGTGTCTCGCGCCGTGCGCGGGCGGTGTTGTGGCTGTAGCCCTCCACGCCTGCCCCGGCGCGCGTGGCCGATGTGCCGGTGCCGCGCAGCCCGTCGGACGCGCCGTCCGTTGCCTTCTTGAACCGCCCCAGCTCATCGCGAGCCTGCTTGGTGCCCGCGACAAAGCCGCCCGCATCGGCGTCATATCTGGCGTTGACAGCAAGGGTCATCGTCTGCCCCCGACCGGGCGGCGGCGCTTCTGCCGCTCAAGCAGGATCCGCAGCACCGCCTGTTCCAGAACTTGCAGTCGCGCGAAATCATCCGGGCCGACCGCGATCCCGGCCATCCGCGCCGTGCCCTCGGCCGCCCCGTAATCGAGGCCGAGCGCGCGGCCATCGCCATCGCGCCGCCATTGCGAGGCCAACGCCAGAAACCAGCGCAGCGCGGGGGCACACCAGGCGAACACCTCGATCCCGTCCTCTCTGGCCGCGCCCTGGGCGGCCTTGACCATCGCATCGATCTGCGCCGGGCCAAGGCCGAAGGCCTCCAGCTCGGCGCGAAACCTGTCGGGACCGGCGGCGGGGGTCGATTGCCTCAGCATCGCCTCCGCCGCCATGGTCAGTTTTTTGTCTCGATCCCCGCCGTCGCGCGCTGATAGGCCCCGGCCAGCCCCAGCGCGATATAGCCGTAGCCCATCAGCTGCTCGCGGGCCGTCTCGGAGAAGGGGACAGGCTGGCCGTTGATATCGGTGATCCCCTCCCAGTCGAGCCAGACCTGCCGCATCGCCTCGCGCGGATTGTTGGCCAGCGCCTGACGCTCCTCTTCGGGCAGGATCAGGAACCTGGCGCGAAAGCTCTGCACCTCGATCCCGTCCTCGCCGGGGGCGTTGACCTTGACCGTCGCCCAGGTCACCGGTCGCGGGTTGAAGCGGAACGTGGTCATTGCGCGGTGATCCTGAATTCGTTGGTGGCGTCATCGCGCAGATAGAGCAGATCGAAGGTGGCGGTGACCTCGTTATCCTGCTCGCCCAGATCGGTGAGAAAGGCCTGCACCCGGTCGGCGCGGAATTCGATCTGGTTGCCCGCCGGGCCGTTGCGAAACAGCAGCGCCTGCTCGGTGCCATCGAGCGAGCGCGCGAAATAATCCAGATCGCCCAGTGCCGGGGCGGTCACCACCATCCGGCCCGTGTAGCGCCTGCGCCCGCGNCTTGTGCTCAGGTCGTTGGGCCGGTCGTTGTGAATGACCGGCGTCTCGTCCTGCATCGTCAGCTCGCGCAGCACGAGGGCCTTGCCGGCNAATGTGAATGTGGTGTTGGCGTGGCTCACATGATCGGCCTCGCGATAGCCCGCCTGCCCGAGCGGGCCGAGATCGAGCGGCGAGGCGGCGGCGATGGCATCGCGCGCCACCGGCGCGCCGTAAAGCGCGGTCATCTCGAAATTGAGGCGCGGCAGATCGCCGTCGCTGGCCTGAAAGCCCATCGTGCCGGTGGCGTCCANGGCCTCTTGCAGAAAGTCGCGGGCCGAGCCGGGTGCGCCCTGGCTGCCGCCAAACCCGCCCACCAGCGTGGCCCAGAGGGCGGCATCGTCCTGGCGCGGCGTGTAGGCCGCTCGANGCCCCCGCGCTCAGCGTCTGGGCCAGCCCGCAGGCCTGCGCCATGCCACCCCAGAACGGCGCGCTGCCAAGGGCGCTCGCGGCGGAGGCCTCAAGCACGGCGGTCACCCGGACGCGCGGGCGCGCAAGGAAATCCGCGCCGGTCGCCCCGGGATTGCCATCCACCAGATCGCGGCTCTGGCGATCCGCCTCGAGCGGGCGGTGCGTCAGCTCCAGCGCCGGGATAAGGTCCGCGCCCGCGTAATCGGCGGCGACGCCCGCCGCCGCCTGCAATTTGGCGACCAGAAATCGCGTGTCGAAATCGATACCCATGTCAGGCTCCTGTGGTGATGCGCCGCCGGAAGCGGAGCGTGAAATCGTCCTGCCAGCCGATCAGCCCGCCGCGCAGCGGGCCGGTGACAAGCTGGCCGCGCTGATGCGCGACCGGGGCGCTGGCATAGTCCGGCCCCCAGCCTTCCAGCAGTGGCAGAAGCTGTGCGCGGACCTCCTCGAGCTGGCTCAGCGCGCGCCCGCCCGCATCGCGGCGCAGGTCCTCGGCCAGCGTGATGACCATGAACCGCGCCGTGACCGCGCTGTGCTGCACGCCACCCGCCACGCCCGAGGGGCGCGGCTCCTCCGATCCGGGCATGACAAAGGCGATGGGGCTGCCCACAGCACCCTCGCGCGCCACGCGCGCCATGTCGCGCGCCCCCGCGACCGAGCGATAAAGCCCCGCCGCCTCGATCCGGGCGATGATGGGGGCAAGGTGCAGGACCGGCGCGCTCATTGGAACGCCTCGGCGAAATAGGCCTCGATCGTGGCCGCGATATCGGCCTCGTCGCCCGCGTCAAAGCCCAGAAAGGGCCGCGCCGGGATCTCGACCTGATCGACCATGATGAACTGGCCGCCCGGCAGGCGAAAGGCGAGCTTTGCCGCCGCGTCGCTTTTGTCGCGCGGTTCGATGAACGCGCCGAACTGGTGGGTGGCGGCATAGGGCACGTTGGTGCCCACCTCGACNGATCGCGGCCCNGCCTCGCGCGTGATGCTGTCGCGCAGGCGGGTGCTGTCGATCAGCGTCTTGCCNCCCGTCTCCCGCGCGCGGTGCGATACCGGCCAGGCCTCGCCGCCGGGGCCTTTGGAGTGCTCGAACCTTTGCGCCACCGACACCTCGAGCACATTGCCGATCCGGTCCATCAGCGGCGTCATGTCGCTGGCGGCCCGGATAGCCTCGCCGAGCGCCGCGTCAAGGCGCGCATCGTCGAGCGTGAGCGTCATCGTGACCATCTCAGAACCCCCTGAGACTGTCGCGGGTGAAGGTGGCCTCCGGCCCGGCGATGCGCGGCGCAGCGGTCCTTCCCGGCGCGGTATCGGCGGGGGTCTCGTCGCCCAGCGACACCTCGCCCGCGCGGGCGCGTTTGAGAAAGGCGAGCGCGTGATCGTGATTGGCCTTCGCGCCCTCGACCACCGGCGCGCGGTCGCCCAGCAGGCGATACCAGGCGATGGCGGCGGCATGGACGGTGAGAATGCGCGGCGGGTTCGTGACATCGTAAAGCCCCGAGACGTAGCTTTCGACTTCCGAGATCGCGTCGTCGATCGCGGTTTGCAGCGCCGCGCCGTCGATGCCGGTGACCATGCCGTCGCGCGTGGTCAGCTCCGCCAGCCGCGCCTCGCCGAACCGCTCGATCATGTCCTGAGGCACGAGATAGGGCATCAGGCGGTGATCCCCTTGACGGCCCACATCACCGCCTCTTCGATCTTGGTGCGCGCGAGCGCGAACTCGCGTCCCTGATGCGGGGCAAGCTCATCGAGAAAGGCCTGCTCCAGATCCTTGATCGCCTCCACGCGCGCCTTCTCGGCCTCGCTCAGCACGCGGCAGGCGTGGCGGACGGGGCTGTTGGCCACGCGGGCGTCATCGGTGCTCGGGATCGTGTCGGACATGCTGCCTGGCCTCCTTGCAAATCAGTGCCGGTCTCTCCCGGCTGTCACGTCCATGTCTCAGACGTTGCAGGCTCCAATTCGCGTGGGGCCGCGCCTACTCGGATCGCCTCCGGCGGGGTCTGGTTGTCGCCCGATGTGCCCGTGAGGGTCGCGATTGATCCTTTCGCTCTGGAATTTCAGCCCGCCTCGTCGGCGGCGGCCTTCATCTCGTCCCAGACCGCGTCGCGCAGCGCGGCGGTGATCCGGTCCTTGTGCTCGGGCAGTGCCGCCTCCAGCGCCTTGACCTTTGGCTTGCCGCCCGCGTCAAAAGCGTCCTCGGGCAGCTTGTTGATCGCCTCGGCCAAGGCCTGCACCAGCGCGGCGTCGATCTTGCCCGGATCGGCGGGCGCAGACGCGTCACCGCCCGCCTCCTCGATCGCGCCCAGATAGATCAGCAGGGCGATATCATCGGGCGTGCCGATATCTTCGGCGCGGGCCTCGGTCCCGGCCTCCAGCCGGGCGGCGGCGATCACCGTGCGCAGGATGCGATAGCTCATGATGTGCCCCTCAAATCGCGTTCTGGATCAGGTAACCGGCGGACGGGGCCGAGACGACCTCGCGCACACGCCAGCCGACGCGCAGCCGCATCGCGCCCTCGATGCCGTTCTCGCGGACTTGCCATCGGCTTGCCACGCGGGTGCCAAATTGCGCCGTCCAGCCCCATGCCGGGAACGGGCTGTCCGGCCCGGCCTGCGTGTCGCGGTGCAAAAGCGCGATGTTGTTGCCCCACACGGGCTGGATCGCGGCGGCCTGTCCCTTGCGCGCAGTGTTGACGAAACTCTCGCCGACGAGGATTTCGTTCAACTCGAACAGATCAGCGATGGCTTGCCGCGTGGCGATGCCTGCATCCCCGCTGTTGCGGTTGGTGGCCTTGACGATCTGGGGGTGGGTGGCCAGCGCCGAAAGCGTCCGCCGGTTGGTGGCCATGACGTTGAACCGGCCCGTGAAGCTGCTGTTGAGCGCCTCCGTGATAACGCCGATGGGATCAGAGGCGGGATCGCTGAACTTGCCCGCGCCCGCCAACGGAACCACGTTGGCCGCGTCGTAATTCGCCGCATCCTGCACCATCGCCGCGACCCGCTTTTCGCGGTCGATCTGCATGGCGTGTGCCATGCCCTGCACCGCCAGCGCCTCGGGGTCGATATTGGAGGTGCCGTTGGCCCGCCCGGCGGCGGCGTCAGTGATGTCGGTGAGCGGAATGGTGACATCGAGGGCGTAATCGTTGACCGAGGCATCCCGCTCCTCGCCGCCGAATTCCATCTCCTGCGGGATGCCCTTGCGCCCGATGAGCGTGTCGGGGACGGTGAAGAACTGCTCGGGCGGAAACCAGGTCCACTTGAAACGCGGGCTGACCACGCCGACAAGGGGCATCAGCCCGTCGGCGATGAAGCTCACATCGGGGTTGCGGAAATTGACCGCGATCGCGGTCATCGCCGCGTCAACGGGAAAGGGTCTCGGAGTGCTCATGGATCGGCTCCTTCAGGATCAGGTCACGCAATGACGGGCGATGGCCACGTCGATGATGTCATTGGCCACGCCATCCGCGAGCGCGAAACCCACGGCCACGTTGCCCGCGCCGGCGGCCGCCGCGACACCCGCGCCGCCCGCGGCCCCGCGCACCGACTGGCCCGCCGCGACCGCACCGGAAAGCTTGAGCTCGGCCGAGCCCGACATGATCACATCGACCATGTCGCCGGGGGCCGCGTCGAGCTGATCGGTGATGCCGATGGCGCGGTCGGTGGCCGCCACAGAGGGCACGACGCCNCCCGACGCGCCGAACTTGACCACGCTGCGGCCCGNGATGGCCACTTCGGCGCGGTAGGATTTGATGAACGGTCCGGGGTTAGGCATTGTCGCTCTCCATCCTGTCTGCGACCGCGCGCACCGCTTCCGCGAAGCTGAGCGCGNNGCCCTCTTCCTCGGCCNGGCGAACCAGCAGGTTCGCGGCGGCGGTGATGTCGCTGTGGGTCTTGATCTGCGGGACGGTGCCGCCGCCCGCGCGCTCGCTGAAATCGATCAGCGGTTTGGTTTGCCGGGACAGCAGATCGCGAAACCACGCGCGCGGGCTGGCGGCCTTGCCCTCGGCAAAGGATACCTCGGCTTCGGCATCGAGCGCCTCCATGAAGGCCGCCATCTCGGGCTTGAGCCCCGGCGCGATCCGACCATCTTTGGCCAGCGCATCAAGCAGCGCCGCATCCTCGGCGCGGCGCGCCGCGGCGCGGGCCTCGGCAAAAGCCGCCTCCTTCGCCGCGATCTCGGCCTCGCGCGCCTCCAGCGCGGCCAGCCGTTCCTCTGGGGTCTGTTTGTCCGTGCCGGACATGTCGTTTTCTCCTTCTGTGGGGGTGGCATCTTCGGCCAGCTCACCCGCGCGCGCATCGAGGCGGCGCGTGGGGTCGGTCTCGGCAAATCCGGGCACGGGGGTCTCCCCGCCAGCCCGCTCGATCTGGNTGCGCATGAACTCCTCGGTGGTGCGGATGTGCTCCAGCTCATGGGCGGGCACGATCCGGTCGGCCACCTCCTGCCCCTGCGAGGTGAGCAGCCAGTCACGCAGGCCAGCGATCACGCGGCGCAGCCCGCCGAACCCGGCCGAGGCAAGTCCGGCGATCTCTGCCTCCGAGAAATCAAGCTCCAGCGTCACGGCCTCGCCGTCTTCGGCGAACTCGGCGGGCTTCAGCCCCTTGATCGCCGGGGGCTGCGCACCCAGAAAGCCGACATGCTTGAGATAATAGCTGCCCGGTGCCGGGTTCGCCGCCGCCTTCGGGGGGTAGAAGCTGGCGCTGATCTTCTTGAAGCGCCCTGCGCTCACCATCTCGGCAAAGGCAGGCTCGACCTGGGCGGGCTCGGCAAAAAGCTCGGCCCCCTCGGCGCGCAGGGACTTCACCCAGCCATAGGCCGGGGCGTCGGCGCGCGGGTGGCCGATGACGATCGGGGCCTCGTGCAGGGACGGGTCGTAGGCGGCGGCGATGGCCCCCACCTGCGCCTCGGAGAACTCGAGGCTCTGGCCCGACATGGCGGTGTGGCGACCGGCGCGGAAGATGTGAAGCGGCTGTGTCATGGCCCGACATTAGGGCCTGAACCGGGGCCGGATCAGATGAAGGGCTTCACCTTATATGTGGCAGATGGGCCGGGGCGATATCACCACTCTATCCCCGGCCACCGGCTCCGGGCAAGCCTCCATCGGCCCCAGCAGGCTTGAGCGCCCCGCTGAGTGCGGTTCCGGCCCGCGCGGGGGTTGGGTCGCGAAAGGCCCGAGGGGGGTATTGAAAGGGTATTTAACGGCGCTCGTTGAGGGCATTGCGCCACAAGGGGGCGCTCAGACCTGCGCTCGCGCCGCCTGATCGGCCAAAATCGCCCTCAGATATCATCCGAGAGCTGCCCGGCGATCCGCGCGACGCTGGCCTCCAGCCGCGCCCTGGTCTGCGCCGCAGCAGGGCTGAGACGCTCTGACACCACCACCGCCCCCGACCGCTGAAGCGCGCGGGTCAGCGCGAGGCGCGCGATCAGCTCTGCCTCCTCCCCG